TGTACCACGTGCGGATGTAAGCTATAACTATAAGAATTAGTACATAAATGCGAGAGTGGAACCCCAAATTAGAGTCTTTTCAGTCCGATTTCTTTTTTAGCGAATCTCGATTCCCCGCAATGGTGGCCGCTTGGGCAACGGGAAAGACGATGGTTGGCATATTAAAGGCTATGGACTTGAGTATCCGTTATCCCGGCAATTTAGGTCTGGTAGTTCGCAAGAACTTCACTGACTTAAAAGACTCGACGATGAAGGATTTTACCCGTTATACGGGCATCAGGGTTCCTTCTAACAAGGATGTCGAATTAAGTAATGGCTCGACGATAATGTTCCGTCATATGGACGAATTAAGCGGTATTGTCCAGAACGTCAACTTGGGGTGGTTTTTTATTGAGCAGGCGGAGGAATTTGATACCGACGACGAGTTCCAGTTATTGAGGGGTCGATTAAGGCGTGATAACTGTAAACACCAGGGCTTTATAATAGCCAATACCAACGGTCACAACTGGGTATGGCGGTTATGGAAAAAGGGTAATGCGGATGGCTTTTCTTTAACTGAGGCCAAAACCGAGGACAACTCTGCCAATTTGCCTAAAGATTTCATTGCCGATTTAGCTCGAATGAAAGAACAAAGTCCTGCCCATTACAATCGCTACGTTCTTAATTCGTGGGAGGACGTTGACGCCGACGATAGGTGTATTCCATATTCGGCCATAATGGAATCTATTGACAGGGACGTTTTTTGTTTAACCGAGCACAGAAGATTAATCTGCTGTGACCCTGCGGAATTTGGCGAAGATAAGACGGTTATGATGGCTTTGGATGAGGGAAGAATTACGGATATAGAGACTTATCGCAAAAAGAACCCTGTCGAGGTTGGCGGTCTAATGGCTTCAATGGCAAGAAAGCACAATACTAACGATGTGGCCGTGGACTCGATAGGTATAGGTTCAGGCGTACGTGCCTGGCTGGGGGAGATGGGCTTTGACGTTGTTGGCGTAAACGTTGGAGAGAAATCCTCTGACCCCGAAAAGTGGAAGAATTTAAAGGCAGAGGTATGGATGGCGGCTCAATCGTTATTTAGGGAGGGCAAGGTCTCTATTCCCCAGCAGGACGATTTAATCGAAGATTTATCTGCCGTTAGGTATTTAGTAAACGCCAAGGGTCAAGTTCAAATCGAGTCAAAAAAGAAAACCCGACAGCGACTGGGCAGGAGTCCTGACTTTGGCGATTGTCTTGTTCTGGGTCTTTACGCAATGAATAGCATAGAGTCGAGGCCGGTAGTGGATATTGAAGATGATATGTGCGTATCAAACAGTTACAGCATTAAATCGGTGATTTAAGATGAGTTTAGAAGACGAGCGCAGGGTTCAATATATTTTAAGTTCCAAGCAGTCCGCCGAGGACGCCTCCAGGGATCGTCGGAAAATCTGGAAGGAGCTATGGCTGTTATTCCAGAATAAGCAGGACTATTCCAGCAAGTCAGAGTGGCAATCGCAAATATTCATTCCCAAAATTTCAATGGTAATTGAGCAGGCGTCTACTGTCGTTAAGCAGGCGGTTATGGCTACTCGAAAACTGTTTAAGATGGAATCCAAAGAAGATGTTTCAGAACTCCAAAAGAAATATAAGGAAAAATTAGATACAAGCAATTTCGCACAGGCACTTGGCGAGGCGATGAAAACATCCTTTTTGCTTGGCTTTGGAATGGTAAAATGTTTATGGGATGAGGGTCTAAGTTTTAGTAATATAGATGTAGCGAATCTATTTATAGACCCCGACTTCTCGCCCAACTCTGATAAGAAGCCGGGGTATATAATCGAGTACAAGGAGATGGAACTGGCATCTCTGATTGATATGGCAAAGAGGATTAATAAAGCCGCGGGAAAATCCATTTATAATATTCGCGAGATTAACAAGATTGAGGAAGATTACAGTAATTCCGACGTTGACACTGAGCGAAGGGAAAGGCTTGGCCTTAAAGAATACTCCAAAGTCAACAAGATGGTTCAGATTTTAGAGTTTTGGGGCGATATAGTATCCGAAGACGGCAAGAAGGTCAAAAAGAATCAGCTTATCTTTCTTGCCAATGAAAAATACATTATCCGCCAGCAGGAAAACCCATTCTGGCACGAGAAGCCACCGTATGTCCCGATTGTTCCCGTAACTTATCCCTTCAGGGGTATTTGCGGTGTATCTCTCGTCGAGCCGGTAGTAAGACTCCAATATTCCTATAATAATATAATGAATCTTGCTATTGACAATCTTAATTTCAGTGTGAATAAGGTCTTTGAGTATAACACGGGCAATGTAATGAACGCAAGAAACCTTACTAAGTTATATCCCGGAAAACTCATAGCCAAGACGGGTCAGGGCAGGGCGCTGGAGGAGGTAAGAACGTCTAACGTCGGGCAGGATGTATTCCAGATGCTCGACTTAATCAAGAACGAGATTGAAAAGGGGACTGCCGTTACCGAATTTTTAATGGGTACTTCGGGCAAATCGAAAACAGCGACAGAGGCGGAACTGAAAACCGCGCAGGCGCAGGGACTGTTCAATACCATTGCGAGGGATATAGAGAAAAACTCCATAAAACCTTTAATAGAGATGGGCTATTCACTATGTGTCCAGTTTGACGAAGCCCCCGATATAGAGATTGAATTTAAAGTCGGCGGCCTTTCGCTTTTACTGGTTCAAAGAGAGCAGGTTCAGCGAATAACGGAAATTCTCGGCATAGCATTACAAAGCGAAACACTGGGAAGAATAACCAACATCAAAGAGCTTTGGCAGAAGCTGCTCAATTTCTATAACCTTGACGACGTTTACGAGGAAAACCAACCCTTACGGCCAGACCAGAAAATACAGGCTTCTCAGGCTGGCGCTGACAGGGCGAGAGAAGAAGTATCTAAAATGAGTGATGAACAAATAATGCAAAAAGTACAACAAATGGGGATTTAAAGATGGACAATGAAGAAAGAGGGGATTTAGTTAAAAATACCATAAATTCAAGAGGCTGGAAAGAGGTTATCCAGCCCGCATTGGACGAAAGAAAGGCCTCGTTGATAACAAATATATTGAACAACGCAAAGACACACTTTGATTTTATAGCCTTTCAACAAGCGATAAACGCTATCGACAACTTGATTTTGTTCATAGAGACGGTAATAAACGACAAGAATACCCCGTCAGAGTGACGGGATTCAAATAAAAATCCCTTTTGGGATTTAAACAAAGAATACCCTTTTTAAAGGACTCTTACAATGACAGAAGAGAAGAAAACAGTGGAAGATACTCCGACATCGCAGGAACCTTCCGAAAACAAACCCGTAGATTGGGAAAAGCGGTACAAAGACGCACAATCCGAGTTGACGAAAAAATCACAGGAACTCAAAGCAACGGCTGAGGAATACTCAAGAGATAAGGAACTCCTCGACCAAGTGACTCCTTATATCGACTGGAAGGCGTTGAACGGCTCTTCGGGTGAATTAGAAGATGATGATGGCTACGTCAGCAAAAAAGAGATGAAAGCGCAGATAGCGCAGATTAAAAAATCTCAGGATATAGCCCGTATCACTCTGGATTTCCGCAGGAAATACCCGGATATGATTGATTACGAAGACCAAGTTGGGTTCTATCTCCAGAACAAAACCGACCCACGGCACAAGATGGCCGACAGGATTGAAAAGGCCGTGGAATATACAAAGAATTTTCTGGAGGCTGAGCGAAAGAAAGGCATAACCTCGGCTGAAGCGAGGGAAAAAGAAGCCAAGGCCAAAGAGGCTGAGGTTTCCGGTCTTAAAGCAGGCGGCCAGACAAGTCCTCCCAAAGAAGATGACGGGGTTGAAACAGAGCAGGATTACGTTAATTACTTACGGCGCAATCGTGCTAAAAAAACAACTAACTATTAGGAGTTAAATTGTGGCTGATAAACAATGGTTTGCCACCGATACCATTGGTGGAGCGTTGTCAATGGCGACGCTGTCTGCCAAGGTGCGGCACGCGGCACAGCCGTTAATGAAATTCCAGCAGTTCTGTAATGTTAAAGAGGCTTTTGGCAAGGGCAGGCACGACGAGCTTGTCTTTGATAAAATATCTAATATTTCAACTGCGGGAACAAAACTAACAGAAACATCCGAAATGCCGGTATCCCAAGTATCTATTACGCTGGGTACGCTTACTATTACTGAATATGGTCGAGCAATACCGTATTCAGGCAAGGTAGAGGCATTGTCGAAGTTGTCTGTAAACGACACTATTATTCAGGCGCTGAAAAACGATATGGCTAAGGCGCTTGACCAAGCTGCCTATGACGAGTTTGCTACGTCTGATGTACGGTACACGGTTCGTGGTACTGCAACGGGAATCTTTTCCACTACTGGGACTATGGCAACCGATAACACGGCTCTTGGCGACTTGAACGCCTATCATGTCAGAAATATCGTACAGTGGATGAAAACGCAGCAAATGCCTACTTATGACGGTAGGGATTATATTTGTATCGCATCACCTAACGCTGTTAAGGGATTACTCTCGGACAGCGGATGGCAGGATGCCTACAAGTACACCAAGCCTGAAAATATGTGGGCTGGTGAGGTTGGCAGGATTTACGGCTGCCGCGTCGTTGAAGAGACACACCTTTTGTCGAACACACTTGGCGGAACAAGCGGAACATCCGGCACTTACGGCGAGGCTGTTTTCTTCGGTGCTGACGCTGTTATGTATGGCGTTGCCACCGCTCCGCATCTGCGGGTGAAGGAAATCACGGATTATGGAAGAAGTAAGGGTGTTGCCTGGTATGGTATCCTTGGCTTCCAAAAAATCTGGGATAACAGCGCTGATGGTGAAAGTCGTATTGTTCACGTTTCTTGTGGAACAGGAACGTAATTGTGTAATCAAGGGGTGGAGTACACACGTACTTCGCCCTTTATTAAAATCTTTTATTGAGAAAAGAGGTTTAAGTTATGTGGCACAAAGATTTAAGTGGAAAAAGAGAGTCGGATAAGTGCAAATTTCGCCTTATATCATATTGCACAGGGCCGGGTCTGGATATTGGCTGTACCGATGTTAAGGTTAGCCCTCATTCACTGGCACTTGGCACAACGGAGGCTTGTGATATAAAGACGGATTTGCACGCTAATGATGCGCTGGCATTTCTCGGCGATAACTATTACAACTATGTATTTAGTTCTCACTTTTTAGAGGAGTTTTCTAACCCCGAAAGTGTTTTGGCTGAATGGTGGTCAAAGATAAAACCGGGCGGCCATATGATGCTCTATTGCGACGACCCTGACTTCTCGCCCAAGGTTGGTACTAAGTATTGTCGGATAGAGAAGAAAGTCGATTTATACTGGCAGGATGTTTGGGATATGTTTAAGCGACTGGGTAATGCTAAAAAGATAAGCGCTACTCGTCACAATGAATGCAACGAGTATAGCTGGCAATTAATCGTGCAGAAGAAAAACGCCTTTATCAAAAAGCCGATAGAAAAAATAAAGAAAGACCGTAATTGGGGCAGGATGGCTTTTCCTCGCAAGAAAGTTACCAATAAGGAAGCGTTGGTAATTCGTTACGGTGCTTTCGGTGATATGATATGGGCGACTCCGATACTGAAGAAATTAAAAGAGGAAGGCTATTACGTTGTATTAAACACCTCCGACGTTCCCGCGCAGATAGTACGGGAAGACCCCAATATCGACGAGTTTCTTATTCAGGAAGGCGACGCCATTCCCATTGAGGAGTGCGAAGAGTATTGGGATTATATCGGCCAGAGTTTTGATAAGGTAATTAATCTTTGCGGCGTAGTCGAGGATAAACTGTTGAGAATAAATGGCAGAACCGGTTATAAATGGTCACACGAAAAACGGCACGAGGTCTGCAATCACAACTACGCGGACGCCCTAATGGCGAAAGCTGGTTTTCCTGAAATAAAAGGCGCCTTACCAAGTTTACACTTTACCTTGCAGGAAGAACTGGCAGCAAAAGACTTTATCAAAAAACTTGAGAATAAGTTTGTAATATTGTGGTCGCTATCCGGCTCTTCTTTTCACAAGGTATATCCGTGGGCGGAGGAAGTCGCAACTGTTTTGGCAGAGTTGTACGACAATATTGTAATTATCACCGTCGGCGATGAAATGTGCAAGATTCTGGAGTGGAATAGTCCAAATACAATATGCAAGTCGGGTCAGTTTACAATACGCCAGTCGATGGTATTAACCAAATATGTAGATTTGGTAGTTGGTTCGGAGACGGGTATATTAAATGCAGCCTCCTGCTACGATACGCCAAAGACGATATTCCTAAGCCATTCGTCAACGGAGAATTTAACCAAATACTGGAAAAACTGTGATTCTTTAACACCAAGAGACTGCGATTGTTACCCGTGCCACCAGTTACATTTTGACGATGATTGTCCTCGCGGCGATTTTAAGAAAACAGCGGCCAAATGCGCCGAACATCTTAACCCCAAAGATTTAATTCAATCAATCAGAAAGTGGTACGGTAAGTGGCAAAGCGAAAGGCCCGACAAAAAGTGGGTTGGTTTTACTATTGCATTTGACGAATTGACACACCGGCTCGCTAAAAGGGTTAAAAAGTCATTTGAGTATTTCCACCCTGATATTCCTTTTTATATTTACGAGGCATCAGACGAGAAGAAGATACTCGGTGAGGTTATAAACCCTGGCCCATATCCGCAGGGCGTTTCAATGAGGCCGAGGGTGTGTGAGAAATTACTCAAAAAGTATAGCGGTGTTATTTATCTTGACGTTGATACGGTAGTTGCGGCAAAACTTGACGAATTTCTGAAAGGCGATTTTGATGTTGCCGCTTCACTTAACGTTAAGGGTTTTGGTAGGGAGGCTCTTTTTAACGACGGTGTTTTCGCCTTAACGAACAAAGACTTCGCCAGTCAGTGGACAAGGCATGTTTACGACAAATTCAATAATTACAACAACGACCAGTACGCGTTCAATTTCCTGACAAATATCGGCTCGTATAGTGTTAAAGTTGTTGACGCTGACAAGGTCTATTATAACGAGCGGTCAAGAGAGTTTTGGGGCGATATTGAAGTAAGGCAAGGAAAGCTCTTTTGTAATAACCGGCAACTAAAGGTGCTTCACTGGGCGGGTGGTTTTAAGGCAATGAAGGATAAACTATCCTGTGCCAAGTTCAACGACAGGGTTCGTGGTTTTCTCGACAAGATTACCGGCACAAACGATTTTACAACTATCAAGGGCAAAGATTCCTGGTGGCCGCAGGATACACTGACCAAGCCCATTAGTCTTGCTATTGACGGGCTGAATGTATCAATGCGCAAACCCCTTTACGAACAGCACAGCAGCGACGCTGGCGTTATAAATGAAGTTATAGTCCTTGATTCTTACCGGCTGTATCATTTGAAGCGATTGATTGAGCCCAAGGTTATTCTTGATTTAGGTGGCCACATAGGAACATTCGGGTTAATGGCGAAAAAGATGTGGCCGGACGCCCTCTTAATTGCGGTAGAGGCCAATCCCAACTCGTGCAGTTTCTACGAACGGAATATGATAGATAATGGCTTTACAAATTATCACATTCTTAATCGTGGGCTGACATATAATCCAGACGAGAGGTGTCTTGTTGAGGACTTCAGTGTAACTGGCGGCGGAATATTAACCACAAAAGAAGGCGTTGAAGATGTCTTTGATTATAGCAGGGGTTCAAGAACCTTAAACTATACAGACGTAGAACCCATTACTATCGAGGATATTATCAAGAAGTTTAATTTAGAGACGATAGATTTGGCGAAATGGGACATAGAGGGCTCTGAATTGAGTTGCTGGGACAAGATGACCAGAGATGCAGCCTCGAAGTTTAAACTTATGGTTGGCGAGTTTCATATTCCCAATTTAGAGGAAGGTACTTTTGCGCCTGATTCGCTTCAAAAGATGGAGTATTGGGAAATAGCCAATGACAAGTTCCCGCACCTCGAATTTAGAAAATTCGCTCCGATAATAGACATAAATGTTCAACAGGGGGCATTCGTATTAAAGGGGCTGGGTACTTTTGAGGCCACACTTAAAAAAGGAGAATAAATGAAAAAGGTAGTATTTTTATCACTATTGGCATCTGTAATGATTGGATGTCTAATGCACAATCTATGGTCTGCCACGAGCCGAACATCGACCACAACAGGGCCATACCGGAACGAAAACGTTAAATGCGAAAAAGTTACGGTTGATAATGAATGGCCGTATGACGATATGAGCAACCTATCCGTAACGACTGGATATATTCACGGTAAATTACTTCGTATTGCTTACGATTCTACCGGTACGGATACAGACTGGGATTTAGAGCTTAAAGACGAACTTGGCATTGTCTTATTTACTAAAGATGGATTGTCCTCGGCATCAGAGCCGGGTCATTATCCGCTTATATACGACGACCTCGATTCAAATTCGTGGAACGGTATTCCCGTTACCGGATATTTAACAGTTGACATTGATAGTGTTGCCCAGCAGGCTGAAGTTCAGACGTGTACGGCGGAGGCAAACGCTGACGCCGGTACTTTCACGATTACAATCGACGGTCAGACTACAAATGCAATGGCCTATGATGCCACCACAGCCGCAATAGACGCCAATATATCTGCCCTATCAAATATAGGCGATAATGTCACTTCTGTTGTCAGTACACTGGATGCGGGTCACGATACGCCGATTGTAGTTACCTTTGATGTAAGTTTGGGTAACGTTCCCGCGATGACTTTTGACGTAGCTGATACCAATGCGGTATCCGTTGCGGTAGTGGAGACAACTGAAGGCGGAAACCTTTTTAGTAATCTCGATATTTATATCTGGTACGAAGAGTAATGGCAAACGAAATTACGTTTGGATTTTCGACGGGCAAAAGTCTTGACGCCGCCGTTTACGCGCCTGATGGAACGAGACGAGAAGACCCCGATATTGATTTAACAGAGATAGGCAGTACGGGTTTATATGTGGGCTCGTCTGACAGCATACAAACAGGCGATTTGGTTATTATCGATGATGGAACAAACAAAATCGGCTGGGGTGAATACCAACCTGAAATTAATGATGCCGATATTATTACCGAGATAGACGCCAACGAAGCCAAGATAGATACGATTGATACAAATGTAGACTCAATTTTAACTGATACCGAAACTACGATTCCGGGAACCATAACAAGTCTGCAGTCAACTGCTGACGCTATAGAGACGGATACGCAAGACTTGCAAACACAAATAGGCACCGATGGTGCTGGTTTAACTAATATGCCGTGGAACTCTGACTGGGACACTGAAATTCAAAGTGAATGTAAAGACGCCCTTGATGCCTATGACCCACCTACAAGGACTGAATTAACTACTGATAAGAACTCTATCATAACCGAAATAAATGCCAACGAAACCAAGATAGACGCGCTTAATGACTTTGACCCATCTTCTGATGTTGTGGCTCACGTAACACTTGTCGATACCACCACAACTAATACCGATATGGTAGGTACCGACGGCGCCAACACCACCAAGACTGGATTTAAGCTGGCCTCTGATGGATTGGATTCTATTGCCACTACCGAGCCGTCCGGTAAGGCGTCGAATTTCAGGGAAATGATAGTTCAAGTCTGGCGAAGGTTATTTGGCAAAACTGAATTAACAGCTACACAGTTACGGTCTTATAAAGCAGATGGCGAGACCGTTGCTACAACTCAAATTATAAGCGAAACAAGTACAAAGCAAACGCAGGGCGAGGCGAGTTAATGTTAAGGTTGTTTGGTAAATTGGACGGCAAAATAGACTCGGACGATATGGGTTTAATTCGGCCACCGTTTACCAGTGTTGGTAGGTTGTGGGATAACGAAGTACCAAAGGGCGCTATTTGGGTAACGGAGGGCGAAAATACATCAACTTGGGAGCCAACGACACCAAATAGTTCCGGTTGGAC